TCAGATAGACGAATTGCTAATTCCATGGAGCATTTTTATTCGAGTGAGCCATCCTTTGCGCTCCTCGGCTGTCATCAACTCAAACGCTAAGTCTTCGACCCTTATGCCGCCTTGGCATGCAACGTACCTTGGCCCACCCCCTATTTTTAGCCCAAAATGCATGAGACGGGACCGGCGTAAATCTGCGCCGGCGGCTAGTAGCATTTCAAAAAAAAGCGCGTCACAAACCTCTCGCGGCAGCTCGTTGGCACAGTAAAGATAATCATGAATAACCCCGCACTCCCGATCCTCAATACCCCTAAGCAAAGGCTTCACCGCCCACGGTGTCGAGGCCAGGTCGGTAATGAAGAACTTCGGCGCCGTGTAGATCGTGCCGTCGATGGATTGATAGCGAAAATCAGTGCTCAACACCCACTCGCCCTTGGCGTAGGCCTGCAGAACCAGCGGATCAAGAAAGCGGCCCTTATTCATTCGGGACCTCATCGGCGCAGGTCAGCACGATGTGGTGAGGCGCAATGGTGGCATTGACCAAAATGCGGTTGGCCTGCCTGGCAGGATTGGGCACCGCACAGTAGCCCGCCACTGCCGCGCTGGTAGCGGAAACAACTGTGCAGCCAGACAAAGTGACGATGAGGGTGATCAGGATCAGTTTCATGCCAGCACCTCCAGGGCCTTCTTGTAGAGCGCCAACCGGTCTTCCAGGCCGTTTACCCCGCCATTGATGCGCCGGGTGATCGTCACAAACCGTCCGCTATCGGCAAGTGTATTAAGACCGTGTGTCGCCCAGTACCAGGCCGCTGACATCGCCGCATACTGAGGGTGTTCCAATTGTTCAGGGCGGTAGATCAAGTCCAAGCCCAGCGCCTCTCCACACGCTGCATAATTCGCGCGCCCGGTAATTTGAATAAGCCCCCGCCCCCGGTATTTCGAGCCGTCACCCTTGATGGTATTGCCCAGGTCAGAACGGCCTTCATAGCCGAGCTGCTGTGCCGTGGGGCCCCAAATTTCACGCACATAACGCAGTTGGCCGGACTCATGCCCAACTTGCGCAAGAAATGCCGCTATGCGGCCCGGAGTTACAATGGCGTACTGACTCATGGCTACATTTAGGACAGAAACAAAAACGCCGGCTTGGCGGCCGGCGTTGGGTAGGATCTGCAGCAATTGCTGCTGAGTAATGGGCATAACATGCTCCTGAGCATTGAGTGTCCCGCATTCGGCGGATTTAAAGGATCGTTTCCACGCCGCTACGCCAAGCTGACAACCTTGACGGGCTTCGCGGCTTTCTTCGTCTTGTCGCCCTTCGCTTTGGCTTTGCCTTTTTTGCCGCCGTTGCACTCGGCGGTGGTTGACCAGCCGGCTTGGGTGAATGTCTGCTCCACCGAATCCACCAAGTACTCGCCATCGAGCCCTACCTTGAAGCCCTGGGCATTGATTGAGCGCTCAGCAAACAGATCCGTACGCCCAGGCATCTCCAGGCGCACACCAGCCGTCGAGCGGTTGAACGCAGCCAAGCGCGCCTTAGCCGCGGATTCGGCAGCGGTCTTGTTAGGGTGAAGATGGCGGTCGGTGTGTACTGCCGGCAGACCGTCCGGCACGTCGTCATTCTCCAGGGAGACCACAGACAACTTGCCCGTCTTCTTATCTTGATGCTTGGCCGCCACGGTTTTGTGCGCGTTACGGTCGCCCAGGCGGAATTGCCAGCGGCTTACGTCGCTGCGCGTGATAGTGATCGCGGCAATTGCCTTGCCGCTGGCACTCAGGCCCGCTTGGCGCTGCATCACCATCAATTTGCCGTCGCCCACCTTGGCGGTGCAGTCGTACTGCTTGGCCAGGCGCGTGACAAAGCTGAAGTCAGATTCGTGGAGCTGGTCAGCCCGAGCGACTTTCGTGGCGATGGTGCAGGCCGGCGTCCAGCCATTGCGCGCCGCGATGTCGGAAACGATTTTCGACAGTGGCACGTCTTCCCAACTGCCGCTGCGGATCGACTTGCCAGTGCCGCGCATGTCGCTCGCCTTGCCCCGGATAACGATGGTGTCCGGCGGACCCGATACCTCGATCTCATCGACCACATAACGACCCAGGCGCACCAGGGACGTTTCGGCATAGCCCAGGTAGACCTCGATCCCGGCGCCGCGCTTGGGCAGCGTTACCAGGCCGTCGCGGTCATCAATGCGCAACTCAAACTCGTCCGACTCCATGCCGGGCTTATCCGTGGTGCGCAACAGCAAAAGTCGATCGTTAATCAGCGATGTAATGTCGGAACCGTTCGCAACGATTCTAAATTGGGGAGTCATAGGGCATTGGCCAATAAAAAACCCGCACTGGGCGGGCTCTAGGGAAAGGAGGCGTTACGCGTAACGAACGCCAAGCCTGTCTGGATGCGACGAATTGAATCAATCCCACAGGGCCACTTGTTCATCAACTGGGCCTGGCAGATCCGGCAAGACAATTACCACACCGGCACGGTAAGGCTGATCCTCGTCCGCCAGGCCCTGATTGGCCGCAAGCACGGCCTCAACACTGCCCACCAGATGGCCATAGAAGTTATGGCAAATGGTATCGAGCAGATCCCCGTCAGATGTTCTGCATGTCGTCGCCATAGCGCACAAATTCCAAGGTGAACGCCTGCTTGCGGGGGATACCGCCCTGCATCAGCGCGCTTTGATCTTCGTCAATGGTCTTGAGGCACCAGGTACCCAGCACAAACCCATAGCCCGTGGTCAGGGTCACCGGCTTGAGCTGGGAGCCTATCGAGCGCAACGTGTTGAGCTGTTCCAGACCGCCACGGTAGCCCGGGAAAATATCGCCCTTGAGCGTGATCTTCTCGTCACCCATGCCCACGGCCTGCTGGGCCGACCGACGCGTCAGGCGCTCCTGGGAGGCCCAGCGGTATTCAGTCGAGCGGCGCAACGAGTCAAAGGCCGCCGTATCAAGGTTGAAGTAATAAGGCTGCGCCTTCGGGTCCAGCGGCTGAATGATCAGCAGATGGGGAAAAGGCTTCACCGCCTCTTTCGCCGGCGTGCCGTCCGTGGCAAACGCACCGGTGGGCAGGATGTTGGCCAACGAAGGGTCAATCTTGCCGGCGATCTTGTTGATCGCGGTAGCTGCCCGCCCTGCCTGCTCTTTCAAGGTGCCCAGGCGCTCGTCAATCTGCGACAGGGCGCGCGTAGCACGGTTGTAGGTGGCAACCACTTGGCCAACCTTGGCTTGGGCAGTGGCAATACCGCGCATGACTCGCTGTAGCTTCTCTCCCACGGCAGGACCAATAAACGGCAGATCCTCCAGCTCGTTGGCCGCGCCGGTGATTTCGCTGATCGCACCGTTTACCGGCCCAATCACCCCGTCGATACTGCGCCGGCCCGCTTCACCGGCCGAGGCCAGGTACTTCAGGCCAGACTGTAGCTGTGCCAGTGATTCCATATTCCCCCCTTAGAGATGCGGCGCGTCGTAGAGCTGTCGGTTTTCGAGCTGCTGGGCGATTTCCCGTCGATGCTGCTCCAGCAGTGGCTGCAACTTGGCCGCCAACTCATTTGGATCCTTCACATCGCCATGCACCGTCAGAGTGAACGGCGCGCTAATGTCCACCTTGGGCTCAATCTTTGCCGGCTGCACCTTCGCCACCACGGCCGCCGCAAGAATCCCAGCAGTGGTGTCGGCACCGGCTTGGCCGGGATTGGCCAACATCAGCGGACCCGCACGGGATGGGGCAAAAGACTTGGCAATATCCCCCATCACTGGCGGGATGTCCTTGCCGGCATCCCTCATCATCAATGGACCGGCCACGGGCATGACCTTCTTGCTTTCGTCAGAGCCAAACATCGACTTGCCGATGGCACCGCCCAGGGCGTCGCCGCCCAAGCTCCCCAGATACCCACCAATCAGGCCACCCAAGATGGTGCCGATTACCGGTACCGCCGACCCGATGGCCGCACCGGCCGCAGCACCGGCGAGCGTGCCGGCAAGTCCGCCAGCAGCCGCGCCGTAGCCTTCGGCTTTTTCGTCCTGAGTTTCGGCGTTGTCGTAGGTATCTTTGACCTTAAAACCAGCCTCAACCAGAGCCAATACCGCCGGCCCTTTCACGCCAGCCCCAATGCCGCGCCCTGGACTTCGGCCACCACGGCCGCCGCCCTTCCCTTTGCCTTTCCCGTCCTTACCGCCAGCGTCATCGACGCCGCCCAAATCCATGCCACCAGATCCACCCACGGGCATGTTGGTGACAATGACTTTTTGCGGGATGTTCGGATTGCCCATCAGCGAGCCGCGCCCAAGATTGAGCAGGCCCTTGGCGATCTTGAAGCTGCTCATGGCGGTCTGGAACGCGATCACGGCCGCCACGGCGGCACCGATCCCCGTCACAACCCGGGGCGACTCGTCCGACAGCTTGGCCAGCCCCTGGGTGACATAGGTCAACCCATCCGCCACCTTGTCAGTGACGGGCCGGAATGCGTCGCCAATGGCGCGCATGGCCTCGTCCATACCCTGGGCCATTTCCGCCCATTTTTGCGCTGACGCCTGCCGGCGTTCCTCAAGGTTTTTATCAAGGATCCCGGTGGCACTGGCCGAGTCTTTCTTGAGCTGCGCATACAGCTCTTTGTTCTGCATGTAGGCCGTCAAAGCGCCTTTAACTTGCATGTCCGCGAACAGATCCCCGGTACGCAAAGCTTGCTCCAAGGATGCAATCATGGCCTTGGCTTTCTCGGGGTCAGCCTCCTTACTGATCTTCGCCGTAGCGGCGGCCATGGCGGCGGCCTTCTTCGGATCCGTTGCCGCAATGTACTTCTGTGCCAGCTCAAAGCTGGATTCCAGGGTGGATTTACCGTTCTGCAGCCCGGTATTCATCGACCCTTGATAGTCAATCCCGGCATCCTTGTAGGCCTTGACCGTGTCGCCAGAGCCGATTTTCTCCATCCAGTTCTTGAGGTTGTTGGCCGCTTCGTCGGCGCCGCCGGCGGTCTTCATTTGCACCTGAAGCATCGAGCCCAGTTGCGTCACGGCATCCATACCGGTAATGCCGATATTTCCCATTTTCGCCAAAAGATCAGGAAACCAACGCGCCATGTCAGCCGCTTCAAAGCTGCCCGCCTGGCCTTGATAAGCGATAGCCTCCAGCGCCTGCTGCATTACGGCAGGATCGGAGATTTTGGCGTTCTGCCCCAAAGCGTTGATCATGCGAGCAGTTTCGCCGCCGTCCGAACCTTGGCCAATCGCAAACTTGGCAGCTACCGGCGCGTATGACAGGGCCTTGTCCAGCTCCATGCCGGCCCCCACCAGAGCGTTGACCACCTCGGCCACCTGATTGCGCGCCATGCCCGTATCACGCGACGTGCCGATGATCGTTTTCGACATCTGCGCTTCTTCGGGCTTGTTGGCAATGTTCGCCTTGATCGCAATGTCACGAATGATCGCGCCAAAGTCAGCGCTAACCTTCGTCGGTATAGCCATTGCCGCCGTGGCGGCCGCCGCCTGGCCGATGCTACTTCTCATCTGCTGCTTGCCAGCGTCGAGCTGCATGTGGCCTTTGGCTTTAAGCTCAGCCCTGGTCGCCGCCTGCCCCATGGCCGAGTAAGCCTTGGTCAGGTTGCGCACTTCAACGCCCTGCTTGCGCAGGCCATCCAGATTATTCTCCAGCTTCCGCCGTAGCGCATCAGCGCCCTTTTCGCCGGCCATGTGCGCTTTGAGCCATTCCTCACGCAAACGCATGGTTTCGCCGATGGTCTTTTGCAGTACCCGCGCCCTGTTGCCTTGTTCCTCCAGCTTCTTGATTTTGTTGCTGACGTCCTTGAACGCCGCCCCTACCGTCGAGCTGACGGCACCGCCAATCACCAGGCCGAGAGCAAGTTTGTTCGCCATGTGCGCGCCCTATACGTCGGGTAGAACAACAGCGGCTCAATCCGTGAGCCACCACACCATCACGTTGAAGGGCATGGCCAGGATCTCGGCAGACGAGAAACCCGTCTCTTTCGCCAAGCGCTTGGCCAGCACCTTAAGCGTGGCTTCGTTACACGTCGTCTTCCTCAACCAGGCGAAAATAGCCCGCCTGAAGGCGCATGTAGTCCTTGTATTTGAGGGCCGTGAGTTCTGCCTCTGTGGCCGTGAGCAGGCT